ATGAACCCCTCTAACCTTGGCGGCACGTTTACCCCTATTGGCACATCGTTGAACCTGAAGCGAATGGGCTATGGCACCATGCAATTGCCCGGCACGCACGTCTGGGGTCCACCACGCGACAAGGACGCTGCTTTGGCAGTACTGCGCGAGGTGATAGCTCTGGGAGCCAATCACATCGACACAGCCGAATTCTATGGTCCAAGCGTATCCAACCAACTCATCCATGAAGCGTTGTCACCTTATTCTGATCGCCTCACGATCGTTACCAAAGTCGGCTTCGTACGTGGTGACGATACATCTTGGGTACCCGATCTTACGCCGGATGGGCTCAAGCGTGCTGTGCATGAAAACCTCACAAGCCTCGGTTTGGAAACACTCGATGTTGTCAATTTGCGGCTAGGTGGCGCATACGGACCAGACGACCGACCGATAGCCGAATCATTGGATGCACTTGTTGAACTTCAGCGGCAAGGCCTGATTCGTCACATTGGATTGAGTAATGTCTCACCCACGCAATTCGCCGAAGCCAAGTCGATAACGACAATCGTGTGCGTCCAGAACCAATATAATTTGGTCAAGCGTGATGACGATGAATTCATCGACACTCTGGCAGCACAAGGGGTGGCCTATGTTCCCTTCTTCCCGTTGGGCGGGTTTTCGCCGCTGCAATCGTCTCTCCTTTCGCAAGTGGCTGACGAAGCCGGAGCAACACCAAAGCAGGTTGCACTAGCATGGCTACTACAGCGATCTCCTAACATTTTGGTCATTGCTGGAACATCATCTACGACGCATCTTCGAGAGAATTTCGCCGCAGCAGAACTCGTATTGTCACGCGAGCAGATCGCTAAGCTTAATAGCATTTCGCAACAGGTAGATTGATTATGCTTAACGTGGTGGGTGTCTTTAGTGAGAAACAACCATACCGATGAACTTCTTCAAAATGTGAAAAGCCCGCAATTACGCGGGCTCCTGGGCATTTCTTGCTAGATGGTGCCGGGCAATGCCGGACGCAGGCTTATTCCCACTCAATTATATTCATGACTTTCAACTTAATGATTTAATTGAATTTAATTAGATGCCAGTAAATTCAATACCGTCAAAAATACCGTCATTGAGAGTGAGTGACCTGATTCTCTGGCGTCAGCGAATCATAAACTCGTTCGCAGGTTAACCCCCTGATTCTAGATCGGTCAAGCGCCGCTGCCAACTCTCCCGCTCTTTCGTCAGAGCGGCGGAACAATTCGGCGAGCACAATAGCCCCGCCGGTTCCTGCCTCGCCTCTGCCGGTAGCTCCGGCATTGCGGGCGCGTTCACTTTCTGCCAGTCGCTTGGCGAGTCTTTCGGCCTTGGCGTGCAGGCCACCAGCAGCAGCGCGGGCAGTATCAGCAGCAGCTTTAGCGGCCGCCAGTTCGTTTTGTGCATTGGTTCGGTTTTCATTTGCTGCCCTCTGCCTGCGTTGCTCTTCCGCACGCGCATCAGCTATGCGAATGGCGAGTTCATTTGCGTCTGATGCGTCACGCTTAGACCATTTCAGCGACCATTGCTGGTCGGCTTGCTGGTAACCAGCGTGATGACCGGCGTAATAGATCGCCACCAGTGCAGCCACCACAAGCAAGAATGCCGCAAGCGACTGCCAATACTGCTTCAGGAATGCGGTGATGATGCTCATGATATACGCTCACGAACCCACCCATACAGAAACACCTCATTCGCAGATCGAGACTCTGCCAACTCAAGATACCGAGATCCCTGACTGCAATTCAGTGCGCGCAGCAAAACACGCTCAGCCTCTGCGCCTCTCGCCGCTAAATACTGACGCAGTGCAGTAATAGTTCGGGGGCCTATATTCCCGTCCGCAATAATATCGGGATATAAGCGGCCGCCGTCATTCATTGCTGTTAGCCAACGCTGGAACCATTTGGATGGCACTGACGGCCCCATATTAATTCCTGTGTCGCACAACTCAGCAGCAATAACTGGTGATACGGCGGCAACTTGATCGAATCGAGGCCCATACCAGTAATCAGCCTCGTAGATTTCCAATGCCTGTTGTCGTGTCAGGTTGCGCATATCACCGCTATAACCATGAGCCCTCGCCACCGATTGAGTTACCCCCCAGTTCGTGGGGCCGCCGCGATCAGCCGGATGATTCACGTAACCACCTTCTCGGCTAAGGATCGTGTTAAAGATTTCGTCTTTCGTCATGATGACCTCGACACTTTAAATATTTGAACGACGTTGCCGCGCGTCTTAATGACGGCAGCAAGAAGGAAGGAGCGTAGCGCCATGTCATACCATTCAACGGATACTGGTTCCCCGTAGATTGTTTTGATGGCGATCCAGCCGGTGACCACGATCAGCACGTATGCCAACCAGTTACCCCACCGACGGTGCGTTGCTCCGTTACGCCGGAAAGTCATTACACGGACGGCGATAGCGCCGCATACTGCAGCATTGACGAACAGCAACGCGTCATGAATTGTCATCGTCTTTACCCCCCACTAAGCTCTCTGGCCTGTCTGAGCGATGATAGAGGCGCTGACCAACCCGCACCGCAACGATCGCTACGACAAACGCGCCTGCCGCATCCACGCTGCCACGTTCGAACGAGTCCATAGTGATGCCGGGGATCACGTTTGCGATCCCCGCCAAAACGGTGGCTGCTGGTTTGTAGGCGATGAGGCCTGAGATAAAGCTGACGAGCGAGAAGAAGAGGCGGCGGCGCAGTGGGTATTCAGTTGCAGCAGTGACGAATATCACGGCCCCCATGAATGCCCCTAGCACAACTTCTGCTGGAAGTCCGGCGAGGAATGCGGCAATCGCAGTCCCCGCCAGTGTTTGAGTAATGCCCGATGTGGATGTTACCGGCTCAGGCATCATTTTTTGTTACCTTGTGCATATGAAATCCTCAGACTTGCTGTGTGGTTTCATAGTACACGATCAATACAAATATGCATATTTGGTAATAATCTATAAATATTTTTTATGAAAAAAACTCATATGGATACCGAAGACAAGTTAACAATATTACTCCCCGTCTCGCTTCCTGATATGGTGCTTGCCTGTTTTATGTATGTAAACAGTATTTGCTCGTTTGATGCAGGTACATTTCTAATTATTCCTCCGCTACCCGTCTGAGTAACATTTTCCAGTCTAAGGATTACGGTTTTTGCCGAGTTAGTATAATCTCCGATTAGAAATACTGAGTTAATATTAAGTTGCACGTTTTTTAACTTATAATTTGCCTCAAGTTTTGGGGCAAATATGTTTCTATACGTTCTGCTAATACCTGATTCTGAAACTAAAATGCTACAATCATTAATATTTATATTTTCTCCTATTATTTGAGAGATACGATCCGCTGAGTTACTAAGGTTAATAAACCCTCCGTGTATTGTCACTGGAACATAAACATCTATAGATGTTTTGTTTTCATCTGAATAATTAACACTGCCAGAAACAGTAATGTCCACCCCGTCTTTATGAGTAAACAAACTAGATATAGCAAGAGCCGAAAAAAGATCTTTTGTAGGATTTCCAAATGTACCAGATGCACTAATGCTACCATCTTGCGACACATATAATTCAGGCTTCTCTGCGGTTTCAATGTATATGGGGTACTGAACATTAGAACCGTAGATATTAACCAAAGAGAATCTTATTAAGGATAAACTTTCTTTGTCTACAATGATTCTAGACTTGCCGCCTGAGTATATAGAGTAACCAATCCTACCTAGTTTACTGGTGGAGATTGTGATTCCCCTAAGATCAACAGAAATAGAGTCTCTGCCAGCACCTGATGTATTATTCAACTCTATTAACCTACATGAATCATTAACTAAAACGTTAATAGTCATAGGGTTAAATGTTCCAGATGTTTGAGTTATGGCATATATTACATGCTTTATTCCCTCAAAATAGCATGATGTATTTTTATCTACACCGCCCCCCCACTGTGCGTGCGCTATATCCCAATGTTCGAATATAGCTCCGAAAAATGATACTGTAGACGATAGCAAATGTATCCCACGACTAAATTTATTTACTGATTTAGTTGCTACATCTCTGTTTGAGGCCTCAATTGCAGATGCTAACACGTAGTCAAATGCGATTGGATTAGTTTGAAGTGCTAGGAAATTATAGTAACCACCAATAACCTGGCCTGCGGTACATCTATATGCCCTCAGTCCACCACATAGAGTATTAGATATGTTATTTTCTAATACGAAATTCCATCCATCTGACAGATAATAAAAAAACTCCGCGCCGAGGTGCCTGCATTGTTTAATTTCAAAACCTAAATGAAAAGTTGATTTTACAAAAGCACCACATGATGCATTTCCAATCACTTTTGTGGCTAACCCATAAATTCCACCACCATAAAAATACTGAGTACCTGTATGATTAGCCAGAATAGAATCTGGAGCAAATTCTAAACATGCGTTTACACTGCTATCTACTACAAATGTAATGCAATCATCATCAGAAAATGAAGATCCTAATGCATGATTAGATTTGATTGATGTCGTGTGATAAATTTTAACCGGATGACATCTGAAACCGATGTTCACAATAATTTCGCAGTGTTGATGAATTGCAAATAGTTCAGCTACGGTAGTTGGAGTGTTGAGAATATCAATTCCAGACGCGTAGTTGATGCACGCCTGAAATAACTCGGTATTCAGCTCGTCGGTATTGGTTTTTTTTATGCCCCATGCTCTAACGTCCCCTTCATGGTATGCCTGATCTATCAAATATACGCGAGATGAATTAGATAACGTCACGACGTTGCCTGAAACTGATTGAACGGTTCCAGATCCGCCATAAACCCTATACAACCTTCCACTTAGCCAGTATTTTTGATGATTGCTTATCTCCAACCCTATGGAGATCTCATCTCCTTGGTATTCGCCTATAATCCATGCGTTTGAACCATATACAAGAGACGACCCATTTGGGCTGCCTAACTGCACCAATACATCCGTAGCCGTTCCACTCTCCGGTGTTATCCAGCGCGGAGCCCCACCCAGAACGACAATAGTTTTCCCCTCACCATCGACCAGTGGAGGCAGTGGAGCGATATACGATCCTGGCACTCGCAGCGTGCGCCCGAATAGCGCCTCAGAATTTGCGTTTGCGCTGCCAATCTCGCCATCAACATAACCCTTATTGGCCGCATCATTCGCCGCCGTCGGCGCGCCGAGGCTAGATATTTTATACCCCTGCGCATCGTAGTTATTGGATATCCACGAAGGACGCCGCAGCGCCAGATTAAACCTCCCCGCCACCTTTTGGATCAGCATGGTCATGTAGTCGAAAGCGTCCTCATGAACCTCTGGCAAGAAGGTCCCCTGGTTTCGCAGGTCAGTGTTTTGCAGCAGCGGCATGTTTCGCTCAAGCAGAATTCGCCATCCGTTCGGCAGAGCGGTTGCGAGAACGACATTGCCGCCTGAATACGATTTAACTCCGGTGAGTGTGTAGTCGGTATTTAAAATCAGCGTGGCTTCATTGCCGTTAAGGTCGGCGGTTTTAACAAGCATGAAAGACGGATTGGTGACTCGGAAGCGGTACGGGAAAGAGGTTGTGACGCCGTTGCCTGTGTACTCTTCATGGGAAATTTCGGTTGATACGGTCATGGCTAATGCTCCGTTATGGTGAACGGTAACACTTTACCAAAATCAATACATATTTGTATTGAATTAGGTAACAGGTAAAAAATGCAATAATTAGCATATTGACCTATTTTTACCCCGTGATACTGTATGGATAAACAGTATAAAGGGTAAGCAATTATGACAACGACAACGAAGCGGAAACAGTTTAGCTACCCAGTCAATGAAATCTATGGTGAAGAGGTGCACACGGAAGAGCGGGTTTATGGCCTAACCCATGAAAGCTATCTGGAGAAGTTGATTTGCGAGCTGGAGGATGCAGGGATCGACGTCAGCGGCCCGCGCGCGGAGCTAACCGCACTAAAGAATTTTGTGACGCACAGCAGAAAATTTAAGGCAGATGTAAAAAATCATATTTTATTTTTGGTAAAGCGCTGCGAATAGTTACCGTTTTAATTGCCTGTAATTAAATAACTTCCCTATATTTTTGGTAATACCCATATTGCTTAATTGCGCGATGTTTACCTGCGTGGTAATTTGACGCCCGACGCACACCGCGCCATAGTGATCACGCACCAGCAAAATCTGGTGCCGGGATTGGCGTCCCGGATAACTAAAAGGCGCACGACCGCGCTATGCGGTTTTTTTGTGTGCGTAGCACGGCTACATCTTCAATGGTGGGCTGTGTGGGGGCGGAGAAATCCGCGCCGGGTCCTTTTAGCCGGTACGCCAACCTTGCACAGTTCACCACCAGCATGATTGGCGTCAGCGGTGGTGATTACCCTCTACTAAAAGGTGATCACTATGAATCCAGTAATCAGCCCTATCAGCTTTTCATTCCAAGAAACCCACCAGTTCCGAGTGACCGTTATTGATAACGAGCCATGGTTTTGCTTGAAGGATATTTGCTCAGTTTTGGACATAAAAAACATAAGCCAACTGTCTGCGCAGCTCGATCAGAAGGGTATATGTAAAACATACACCCCCACGAATGGCGGCAATCAGCACCTGGTTTACGTTAGTGAGAGAAATCTTTATCGAGCAATTTTCCGGAGCAACAAACCCGAAGCAAGACAGTTTCAGGATTGGGTTTATGATGAAGTTCTCCCCTCGATCCGCAAAACCGGAAAGTATGAGGTTGCCCCAGCCAAACCAAAACCGCGCGCCCTGCCCCGTAAGCTGGCAAAGGACAACATCAGCCGGATGCCATTCATTAACCTTCACTCAGAAACGCCGCATTGGGCGATCCCTTCTGTCGGCGGTTACTTCCGAGGTTATGAGGTTGGCGAAGCGATGGCCTATCTGTTCCTCAAGTTCCTGAACGAAAATCGCGTTCCTGCGGAAGTCGGCTTCAAATATTACACGGACATTATGTTTTCACTGTTTCACCGGTACGAACTGGAGGGTGGCCACGCGGCGGAGGTTGAGCGTTCGGAGGCAGAAGGATTCACCAGCATACGCGGCCAGCTCGCGGGATTCATGAACACCACATCGAAGTGGCTGATCGTAGCGGCAAACGGAATGGACAATGAAGCCAGGCGTTTTACCGAAGCGCAGTTGCTGGAGAAGACAAACGCGGCGTTAGGCAGTGGCGTAAAAGCGTTGCAGTTCAGAGCGTAAGATTCTAACCAGCGCAAGGACGCGCTCACGTTAGTGCGAAGGATAATTCTGATTAACTTTACATCAACGCCTAACGTTGATTATGATTAACCTAATAGGTTAACAGTAACGGGAGGCTTTTATGTTCAGTAAGCGCGTTAACCGTGTGTTCGAAGGTATTCTTGCAAGCAATGAAAAGACTGTCACTGCTAAAGAATTTGGGCAAATTATTGTCAGTGAAAGGCAAAATATTGAATCTGTAGAGTTTGTTCCGCCAAGAATTGGTGGAAAAGGGTTCGGTGAGTTTAAGGTTACAACAAGGGGTAAGCATTACGAGGTTCCGGAATAACTCATGGACGATAATGGAAAGAAATTCCCCCCTGCTGAGGCTGTAGCAAAGATTCTTGAAAATCAGCGACTAGAAATTGAACTAAGAAGATCAGAGTCTGAGATAAAAAATAAAGACATTGAGTCTAAGGAACGCCTTAGCATTAGAGCTATCGAAGCCCAGGAAAAGGTGGAGATAGCTAGAGGCGCAGACGAGATAAAAGACAGGCTCATCAAAACCGTAGGCTTTCTTATTGCACTTGCTTTTGTTCTGTTCTTTATTGGATATGCAATAAATCACGACGCAAAGGACATTGTCATTGAGCTGATGAAGTACATCGTACCTCTTGTTATTGGTGGTTTCGGTGGATTCTACTTTGGTAAATCCAAAGGAAAAGAAGAAAGTGAGAAAGACTAAAGCCCCGAAAGGGGCTTTTTCATAAGGACAACATGCCTTATCTGGTTAGGTGTCTTATATCAATACAGGATCTTTATCTACCTTCTTACTTTCCTGATTCTTTTTATTCTCTATTTTGTTGTTTGTCTTAATGGATTTGTTTATCACATTACGCCTTATCGTAAGGATATTATTTATTAATTTCGGCCTTATATTTTCTTTAACACTCATCATTGTCCGTTGCGTATCATACTGAGATCTCTGCTTGAAGTAATCGTAAGACTGCCCCGTTTCTCTACTCATACTGCACCAGGTCTCATTATTTAGTTTATTAGCTAAAGCCTCTAAAGCTGGATAACATGACGACAACGCAGCATCTGCTATATCACCAGCCTGAGTGTTTATATCCATGATTTTAGAAACGCGATCATTTAGGCAAGACCATGTTTTATCTTGCTCTTTTATAAATTCATCTTTGGACGATAAGCAAATATCATTACCAGAACTGTTGCTGGCTTTTAAAACTGATTTATATGATGAAGGATTATTTTCTGATAGCGGGTCGGTATCAACTTGGATGTTATTGCTTGGCGCAATTATAACCGGATTTCTAACATAGCTATCATAACCACTCATGCACCCAGATAAAAAAGCTGTAGCAGTAATTAACATTGCCAACTTGATCATTGTTATTTCCTCATCTGCTTAATTGTGATAACCCCTATTGAGGCGTAACATCCTGCGGCCGCCACCAGTAAGTTTGATTAAATTCCTTCTTCGATCTCTGCTCAACTTTACGAAGATATCCTGGGGAAAAATACTCCTGCAACTGGTTAAATATCATATGGTCAAGAGCGGCTTTTGCATACCAAAGATTTGCACCAGGAGTGAGCCCCTTCCCAAGTTTCACCAAATCCCCCGCCGTCTGCTCTGGCTTACCCTCTACAGCATTAAGGGGTATTCCCTGACCAAGCTTAATGACATCATCGACAAGACCAGCCACTGGACCAAGCATTGATGCTAGCGCACCCCCACCATACCGAGTGTGGTCAGATAGGAAGAAATCACCATACAACCCTAAGCCACCACCCTTCAGTAATGCGCCAACCCAGAACTTACCAGCATCCTCGCCAACCATATCGCGAGGGTTTCGACCTGATGCCATGTCGTTTAGTTGCTGAGATAATGCACCAAGTAGCGTTGTACTGGCGAGGAACGCTGATATATACGCGGCCCTACCACCTGCTGACGGCATGCCCATTGCTCTTGACCAGTGACGCATAACTACAGATATGGGGAATGATTTAAAAAGGAATACGCTACGAGTTAACTCCCCTCTAAGTGTGCCACGCTGCAAACCGGCACCGGTAACCATTTGCTCCCTTGCCCCTGGAGTTATCACAGCCATGTCCACCTCTTCGGCTACAGCCCCCAATAATCGGCGCATCGCCTCAAACTTAACCCTCTCTGGTGGCCCTAAGTGACTCACAGCGCTATCAGGAATACGCATGATGCTTTCGGGGGTAAGCATAGTATTATTCCCGTTACCCCAATCCTCTTGGTCTGCCAGTTTCCAGACAGACCAATCCTGATCAGTAACGCCCTTGCTTTTCAAAATACGAAAGTCTGAGTCGTCCAAGCTACGCAAATCAGGAGACCTCCCCACAGCCTCACCAATCCCCCCCATCATGGTAACGCCATAGGCCCGCTTGTGAGCATCAGACCAGGCGGTTAATCCGCTTGCGCGCATTACCGCAGTTGCCGCCCATCTCGCCTTTGATGGCCCCATGTTGTCCATTGCCCAGCGGTTGACACTCCCCATTAATGACTCCATGGCGAGACCAGCCCTGCGCGCCCGAGCTAACTCGGTTCTGTTTGTAGGGTCCATTGCTTCCAGTTGGTTTTTGAACAACTGATTCATGGGTAGGTTGGTAACCTTCGCAGAAAGGTACATAGTTCCAAGATCAGAAAATGATGCCAGCAGAGCCGAACCCAAACGGCTGGCCACCAACCAATTACGGATATTGTCAGACCATTGCGCAATATGTGGATTGGCTATCGGCTGTGTTTTTCCGGCGATAAAGTTGTAAAGGTTTTCAGTGCTATTTGCCAACCGCTTAACTCGACCAGATCGCTGTGGGTTGGATGTTGCCGCCTTCGCCGTAACCTCATCAAGAATAGATCGAAACACATGATCGGGATTTGGTCCGTAGGTTTCCACCAACGCAATATCCCTACTAATCCCCTCAAGATGCCCTACCATTACTTCCCATAGAGATCGATCGCCATATTTTTTTTGATACTCAAGATAAGAATCTGCGTCTTTAAAGTGTATTTGCCGTGATGCGTTGCCGCGATTAGCTCTTGCGCCTGAAAGGCGCATACCGCTATCGCTGAGTTTATTCAGCCCGCCAGTGGCAATCGTGTTGTAAGCCTCGCCGAGGAAGGTGGTTAGCTCAGCATCACCCATAAGTTGCCCGTCTTCGCGGATGTAATATTTACGATCAAGCTTTCCGATAACATCGCTGACCCACTGATCCCGAGATACCCGACCAACCTTATCCATAGAATGGTGCTGCGGAACCCCCCAATTTTCAAGGTATCCAATGTCACCACCCGCATCATTGAAGCGCCGCCGCAATAACTCGGTGACATCATTCCATGCCTTTGCGCCCTTTTTCGCCTTAGCATTTCCGGTATCTTGGCCACGAATTTCAAAAGCCAAATCACGAACCCCTTTTTCATCTTCAAACAAATGAAAAAATCTAGGGTCCACAGCTTCAAACGCTTCTTGCAACTGGCTTAGGGCGTAGTCTCTAGTGGCCTTTCCTCGTGACTCAACGGAAAGAAAGTTTGATCGTCCACCGGCATGAAAGGCGATTGTGCGGTTAAGAGCCTCCAGCTTTCCATCTTTTCCCTGATAGCCATTGATGAACGAATCAAGGCGCTGACGCGCAGCTATGGTTAGGGCGACCCGGCGCTTTTTTAATGCCGATTCATTTTTGAGTTCATCAGCTGCGAGCTGACCAGATCTACGAAGACGCTCAGCGTCAGTAAGCAATCGCCATGATGCTGGATCATCACGGGCAAGTTGCCGCATATTCCTGTAAATGCGGTTCTCAATATTCTGAATTTCCTGCTGCGTTAGTCGGCGATTGGCCGCCTGCTGTACTGCCTGAATGCATTCCTGACGCATAATTTATCCTCTTAAAAAGCACGCAACAGCCACATCAAACAGATTGGAGTCCTGAATAGCTAACTCGTTTTCACGGGATGCCTCATCAAGGGCTTCACGCGCACTTCGTGACTGTGGGTTGCCATCTTCATCCAGCGTTGTAATTACCATGTCTGGAGACAATAAAAGCGATTCTTCCGCGGCCATCAAGTCGACGTCGCTCCGTTCTTCGCCGTCACGCCCTGCCGCTGATCTTTCAACTTCCTGTAATGGCGCCATCTGTTCAAGTGGCGAAATTTCATCAGCAGTGCGCACCTCTGCGGTGCGATAGAAGGAAAGAGCCTGAGCATTCAATTCAGACTCAATTTGCTGGCGACGAGATAGCTCTGCGCGAGCCTCATAGAATTGGCCGCCAGGCTCATGTGGGGCGAGAGCATTACGCGAAAATTCCAGACGACCCTGTGCCTCATTGATGCGCTGATCAAGATCGCGCAGTCTGGCTTTCCTGTCAGATCGAGCCTGCGCCAGCGCCTTTCCGCTGCCTTTTGGTTCTTCCGATAGGATTTGGTTTCTCTGCTCTGTGAGCTTGTCAACAATGCGCTGGCTGTTGGCAATTTCAGACTGGTAAACCTGACGATCGCCACGCGACAAAACCTGAGAAGCCTGGCTTTCCAGCGAGCTCACCTCAATATATCTTGCCGTAGATCCCTCACTTGTCACAAGTAACGCCTCATCTATCGCTTGTGATATCAAATTCCTTCTACTTGGAACTACATTAAATTCAGCCAAATTCGTAATGCTGGAAACATCAACTCGATTCCCTTCGCTAATATCACGCATGGCCTTCTGTAATGCCTGAGCGTGAGCATTACGCGACAAAACATTAATTGGTACGCCTGGTGCTACATCGATCTCGGCATGTCGCGATAAGTTCGCAGACAACGCAGCGTCTATATCTGCGGCGGAAAAATCAGGAGATCTAACAGATTCACCCCTCGCGTTAATAAACCTACCAAGACCACCGAACGCAACGCCCAAAACAGCATCTATGGCAATGGCCTGCCTATCGAAGACATCATACTGATTTGCCATTTCGTGATAGCCGCCGCTACGCAAAGTTTGCGCCGTGAGCCCCCTTTGGGTCATGCCAAAAACTATATTTGTTCCCGCTGCATACGTAACGTCAGGCGCCGCCCTGGCGGCCACAGAAGCCGCCCCAAGCAAGGCGCTGCCGCCAGATCGTGAAATTTGAGCACCAACACCCTCAGCCAATATGCCGCCAGCCCGTAGACCAAGGCTCATAGGTATTAGCGCCCCAGCCCCTGCGGTAACCCCATGGATAATGCCAACCTCTTGTGCCGTGTTTAAGTCAACGCCTTGCGCCCTAAGCCTCTCAAACTCCGAGAACCCCTGAAGGGACGTTACAGCAGCAGCGCCACCGATAGGGCCGCCCAGCAACGTACCGGCAACGATTTGCGATCCCATATCAAATAGACCATAAAGAACCTGTCCAGCAGTTCCTGTAGTACCCGCATCCGGAGTTAGACGCCTAACCTGCTGCTCAGCCAGCTTTCGCTGCTCTTTGGCAAATTGATCTGATGTGTCGTTTACCCCTAAGTTGTCGCTGACAAAGCGCGCTACAGGTGTAATCGCGGCATCGACCCCACCCCATAATGCTTGATCTGTTTTTGCAACCAATCCGGAGTAAAGACCAGCCACGGCGGATGAAGCTGCATTGTCAAAGAAACCAACATCATTACCATCACCAGTGCCAATAGGTGATCGCGAGGCGGTATCAAGTGCCTGATTTTGGCTAGCGTAATTAAGCCCGAAGTAACTCATTGCGGTATATCTCCGATAAAGCGCTGGCGCTGCTGCTGGAGATCTAGAACCACTGGACGGCCGCCACTATCTGATAGGTAGCCAGATCCTAACTTGATTAAGTATTGACTATCTCCATGACTCTGTAGGCCGTACTGACCGACCGGTGCTTTAATGCCAGCGTCAACAACCTGACTCTTCCATGCTGAGTTAACTGCATTATCAAAATCACTCTCACTCATTCCCCACGGCAATAAAACATTTCCCTGGCCGTTGTAGTCATAAACACCGCCCGTTGCCACCGATATAGATTGCTGCCATGCATTACTATCCAGCTCTCCGGTGATGTTGCCACTTTTCTGCATTAGCCCTGCGTAATAGTCTGACGCAACCTGAAACGCCATTTCTGAGCCTTCCACGTCGCCGGCAAAAGCATCTTGAACCGTGGATGCAAAGGCAGAGCGCAAATCACTTTCTTTGGGCATCTGCAAGCCCTTAACGCCTTTCTCACCCTTGCGAGCTTTATTGCCCTCAAGGATTGTCATTGCTGCATCAGATGGGTTCACATTCACATCCGAACCGATCCATTTGCTTTGCGCCAATATACTGACCGGTTTATCCATTATGATCCCAGCAACGGCGGCGGATGGTGCTGATTCACTTACCTGCTTTAGTGCGGACATGTAAGTGATATTGTTATTTGTGTTTTGCCTGATCGCATCAAGATATTCAACCTGCTGGCTAACTGGCGCATCTTTGAATATTTGCCCCAACTGTGCTGATTCCTGCTTGGTGAAGACCGATAACGGAGTTCCATATTGCTGGCTTATTTGTACAGCCATACTCCCTCTTGTTGACATCCCTTGAGCAAGAGATTGCGGGCTTGATAAGTTCAAAGGCTGAGCTTGCTGCTGGCCAATTGCATACTGAATCGGGTCTTTGGTTCTGGATTTATTTACTATATCCACCGCTTCAACCAAAGAATCGTAGCGAGTTGCGTCTGCCGAATAGCCTACACCAGGAGTTGGACGGCGATAATCCAGCAAGGATTGTTGTGCTGACGGGGTTAGATTTTGCACAGTAGAAATATCTGCACCAAGCAGTTTATTTTTTTCGAATTGCTCGAAGTTTTGCAGGCCATCTTTATATCCGTATGCATTAATGAATGCCTCTCTTGGTGGTGGGCTTGGGTATGATTGACCACGCATGTAGGCTGCATTAGCATCTTTTATTGTTGACTCAAGACCTGCCCGATACTCCGCTTGCTGCTGCTTTCCCTGCGCATCCATTTGCTTCTGTAATGTCGCCTGCTGGTATGGAGTCAGCGAATCGAACCATGAGACACCGGTTGATCGGCCAGAGTTAGGCAGGGAGGATAGGCCAAGAGCCGCACTAACACCGGAATTAATCTGCTCGGCGGTGTATGGGGTTTTGCCGTTCTCCTGCTGGATGATAGCCCTTGACATTGCGGATAGGGTGTTGGGATCTGTGAGATCGATAGGCTCAATCGGAGAAACGCCCAATTTCTGCGATACGGCAGCAATGTAGGCATCGGTATTGTTTTCACTGCGCGGAGCCCAGCGGCCAATGATTTCAGATACCGTGTCATAGCCCTGCCGGTTGTACGAAAGCAGGTTTTTACCCAGCGCACGGATCCCATGCTCTGGCGAAGCGAATGTTACATACTCCCCGTCATCACCAGTCTGGCCATCCCAACGATTAGGTGATGTGCGAATATTGCCAGGGTTATTGTTACGAACGCCGCGAGCCTCCCCTTTTGCGCCGGATGCGGGGACGCGCATGCCGCCGCCAATATCTGATGGCTCACCAACTGCCTGTCTCGTCTGCATGTAGTTCTGAGCCAGCGCATTCTGGCCTGCTGACCATGCAGAATCCTGTTTCCACTTCTCCCACGTCGCATTTATTTCTTCGTCGCTCTGCCCGCGAGAAGCGCCATATAGGGCAATGCTCTGCCTCGCCAGCGGAGCAAGGGCGGTAAACATTTGGGGATCGTTGGATACTTGAGTTTGCCACCCTGACAGCAACCCTTGCTGTCGACTGTCCTCAAACGCACGAACCTGACCAGTTTCATAGCCTACAACCTGGCGCTTGTACTGCATGCCAAGCTGGTTAGACTGCCGCATGAATAGATCACGCGAACGCCCTTCCGGCAGCGTGGCCGCTAATTCCTCTCCACGCGCACGGATACCAGCCACGGCCACTTCGCCCTGACCTATCGCATTTTTACCCTGCAACTGCTGGAGCTTTGTATACTGCTCATCTGCGTTTGACTGAAACTGCAAAAGCGCATCCTGAGCCAGCGCAACATCGGCTTTCTGCTTAGCCTCTCCGAATGCCTGATTGTATTTATCTGCTGCATCTGCCAGCCCAGCACCGAACATTTCAGGTGAGTATCGCGCTGTTATCGGCTGAACTGAGTAGCCCTGACTGCTGACCTGCGGGCCTTTAACTGTTGGCACTGTTGGCATGGTTAACCCCTAAAATGTGTACGAGTTGCTGCCGTAAGATGACCCTTGCAGGCCGCTAAACATATTGCTAGTCGATCCGCCAGCCTGCGCACCAGAGCTAAAGAAACTCGACATGCCACCACCCATCTGATAAGCGCCGTAGGCTTTCAATGGTGCGGTCAGTAGCGTCTGAGTCACCGCATTGCGCCCCTGCGCTCTCGCCATGCCAGCTTCGTTTCTGTAGTTCATGCCCTGCGTTTGGAAGCCGTATGCCTGTCTCTCAGCGTTATTGAATGTCGTCAGCGCATCCAGCTCACCGGTGGCCGCCGTGTCGCCGAAGATATCCAGCGCAACGCCGGATGACAGATCTGTGCCGCTGGCTCCCATTGCGGCCGCCTGAGATCCGGCCATCTGACGGTAACGGGTACGGACGCGATCCGCTTCTGCGCTCCCTCTGTTAATTGAGTCCTGCGCCTGCTGGTCTGCAATCTCAGCGTTAACGTTTGCTGCGCGGGCCGTAGCCTTTGCGCTTTGGTTCTGGCTATATGCCGCCATCGCAGAAGATGCAATCGCGACCCCAACCATTACAGCCGCTGGTCCACACATAGTTATTCCCCCATCCCCATAGTGAAGTGATGGAAGGGAAAGCCAAGCGCACCGACCGGCTTTGCCTCTTCCAACTTAAAACCCATCCAGTGTAGCCATGCTTTAGCCACCACGTTCCGCTCATCGACGTAATTCTCAAGTCGTGGGTAAATGCGCAACATCATCGCCAGCTCTGGTTTTGCTCGACGGAGAAACGCCTTTTGATGACTCTCCAGCAGATCGGAGCCAACGAGCCAAGGGATTCCTTTTCCTGAAAGCATGGAGCCTGGCGCCACGCCAAATATGGTCACCACCCGCCCATCGATTAGACCGGCCCACGACACAGTTGAAATGCGCAATCCCTGCTCCAGCACCTCAGCAGGTGTACATAGCGACATTGCGTAAAATTCATCAATGTCAGCCTGGCGCACATGAGATAATAGCGCCTGCGCATGCTCCATTGTTGCCGGAACGACCTCAACCTTTGCCATTAAAAACCACCAGCTGTAATGCGTGGAATGATAGCCAGCACCGCCAGCGGCAGGGGGTCGGTCTGCTGGACGACTACGCGAGCACCTTTACCCCATGTCGCATCCAGATTGACACTGACGACACCAGTTGCGTTATCAACCGGATCATCGTAGAACTCGAATTCACGCTGCGGGTACTCGTATAGTTTTCCGCCTGCGGTTCCGGCCCATATCCCACGACTGGAGCTGACAACAAGGCTGGCAGCAGTGATCAGCTTTTTCTTATCAAGAATTGTTTCACTGCCCTGAATGTTGAGATCGAGCGTTTCAATCTCTGACTCTATCGGCAGGCCAGCGTGAACCACAACGCCAGGCGCGGTCAGGGTAACCACCCCATCAATCACAGTCTTTTGCGGCTCAACGCTTGCATCAGACAGGATGCTAACCACCGACCCATTAAGATGATCGAGTCCGGAAAAGCTGGATTTTGCCAACCCCCAGACAGACACAGGAGCATTACGCAGGATTTCAGGGGTATTCCTGTTGGCCGTCACGGTGATTGTGTTGCCGTTGTTAACCGCATTGATATCCAGCCGCAAAACCTCTCCACCATTTTCTCCCGCGTACAGGATGTGAATCTGGTCACCAACGTTACCGGATGTGAAAAAGGCCGCACCGGAGATCGTCAGCGTAATGGGATCCCGATAATCCCAATCACCAGAACCGCCGGACAGCGTGACAGTCACAGCGTTATTTTTATTTCGCCCGTCGTAGCTCAGGCCGCTATCGACAAAAAACGCATCAACATCTTCGTAGCGGCTTTCCAGTCTCTCAATGCAGCGCTTTGTTACGCCGTTAATGGTTCGCTGCACGGCAAAGTAAACAGCATCCTCTGTACCCTCACTGATGCTGCACGTTGATTCGAACAATCCGTCACTCGGTTGCGGAGCCCATGCATACACCTGCTGATCGCGAAGGTATGTCATCGTCATTAGCATACCGTCGTCTCGGCAGCACCAAGCGCAGGAATAAGGCACCAGCGTGAACGACCAATCAACAATCTGGTGGCGGTTAAACAGGTGGTTAGCCATGATAGTTAGGTCTGTTCCTTGATAGCCATCCACGTCGAATGAGTAGGCGATATCGCGAACCTGTGCACCTTTTTCCTGAATAAACATGGCGATATTGCTTACCGCAATTGGTGGGATCCGGCTAGAACCATCAGCACCCTGAGAGCTGAAAGAGAATGTGGCTGGCGTGAGGACGCTATTATCGTTGCCTGTTATTTTGAACTGCCCGCCAGACGTGAGCGCAATCAGTGAACCAATATCAATCAGGTGGCGAATTTCATTAACTTGGCGGCCGGCATACGTGTAGAGAATGCGGTCATCGTCCTGAATCGGGTTATTGCGGCCAAAGTCCTTGTAGTCACCCGTGCGACTACCCCATACCGTTTGCGGGTACGCGCTGGAAGCGGCAAAGAACAGGCGTTGCTGGTAGTAAACGACAGTTCCAGGGTATCCGAGATCGGAGTTCCACGCGTAGTGAGCCCACTTGTAAGTTGCTTTTGTCGATCCCACGGCATTGGAAGGGATGCGAGAGATTACTGTAGCCGTGGCGGTTAGGCCATCACTGGCAACGGCAGTGATTCGGACAATACCAAAACCAGAATGCAAGTATCGCCACTGAATTCCAGCGCCAATCTGCCAGCCATCCCACGCCGCACCCTCAGTATGGGATGGTCGTAGCGTTCCGGTTGTTCCGGTTGTCAGCGCCAGGTAGTAATTATCACCAGCGCGGCGCGTAAATCCCTGGTTGTATGTCACACGCCACACGCTGCTGCCTTCTGTTGTTTCTTCTGTGATGCTGATTAGCTGACCACTTGAGAGCGCAGCGGCAAACGCATTGGCAGCGGCAGGCGTACTAAAACCTTGAGATGCAACGGCATCTGGAGATATCGCCTTGCCAACTTCCCAAACGGGCACCGAGTCGATAGCCTGCTGCTCTATATAGAACATCTTGCCAATGTGCTGTGATTTGAACAGCGAAGCGCTGGAGGTCAGCGTCACCGTGCCGGTTTCGGCGCTGGCGTAAACTGTCGTGGCCTCATCAACGTTAATGTCTTCAAATGGACCGTTTTTTGTCACAACCTCTACAATCTGCCAGTCGTCGTGGTCGTAGCGCTGCAACTCCATCGGCGGGTAAGCTGGATGGCAAATGGTCATCACGTCAGCAGACTGCGTGAACGCCAAGCGAAACAGATCTGCCTCTGTGTAAGGTGTGGCCAGCTCGTAAATATCACCAGCATCATCACCAGACGAGATAAGCACCTGCCCGCCATCTTTGAATACACGCATGTATCCGTCGCCAAACTCCAGGGCGTAGGTCTGTTCCATGTTGAACTGAAACGGGATCAGGCGGCATTTCTTATCTGGGTATTTCGCTGCGGCAATGAATCGGGTTCCGGGGCGATTCTCGACGCCGCCGTACTGGCGCACGATGAAGTTTCGGCACTTTCGCAGAGACACAGCATATTTGGCAATGTCGATACGCCCGTAAAGGGTTGGCGATACCTCACCGCCAGCAAATGAAGGCTGGATCATGCTGAATGTATTGGTGATGCTTCTCGCCATTACGACAACCTCGCAGCGGTGAAGGGATCGACAGGCGGCTGCGCCTCTTGATTCTCTTCCATCGATCGGGATGCTGCGCTTGCAATAACCTGCGCATACATCTGAAGCGCGAACTGCCCGAGATTGGCATTCCCCGTTAACTGCATCGCCATTTCTCCAGCCATGCGCCAGGCCAACGCATCGCGGAATATGGCATCAAACATGTTGGTGTCGGTCACGCTGCCGACATATTTCAGCCATGCGCTCGGCTGATCGGTATAAATCAACTTTCCAGTGCCATCAGCATCTGACCCGGCTGCGTACTCAATGCGCTGACGTGCGGTAGGTGTGCGCGTTCCAGGTGTCATGATTTCAATCAGGCGCATGCAGTCGGTAGGGTAGCGGTATGCGTATTGCCAATCGGCTGGTGCAGAATTGAGATCTGCCAGCGCCACGCGCTTGGTGGCAAAGTTCCACGGGAAATCACTCAACACGGCATCGCGTGCAGGTTCGTAATGCAGGCTGCACGCCCCTGCCTCTTTGCTTTGCTCTGTCAGCGCATTGATAGAACGACTGACGCCGAGGCGACTCAGGGCGATGTTGCAGATCTCGATTTCTGAGGCCATTTATTCGCCCTCTGAACCATAAAGGACGCTTGCAGCAGACGGTTTCTCGCCTTCCGCACCGATCCCGATATCTGTGATTTGTAGCTCAACCGTGCTTTTGCTTTCGTCACCATCTTCCCGGGTGTTGGTAGATAGCACTTTAGCCTTGGCGGTCACCATGATTTCATCGCCGACCTTTGGCACGGCCATAGCCAACTTCTTGATAACATCATCATTCAGCGTAATGTGAAGCCCCCACGGGTATTCGTCGCGGGTCTTAACCTCGCCATCGCTGTTTTCGTAGGTGTCAGTGCCTTGCTTGAGATTAACCATTTTCATAATGACGCTCTCATAGAAGAAAGGGGCCGAAGCCCCTTATCGGTTTGGTTATACGCCGAGGCGACTGCGTTCCTCTGCGATCTTCTCGCGGAGTGTTTCAGCCTTGCTTGCCGGGTGAGGTTTTTTGCCGAACAGCTCTTCGTACTGCTGCTGAAGATCTGCCAAATCATCATTCACCTCTTCGCCTGGCTTCTTCATTTCCCCGCCAGTGCCAAGGCCATCAACTGGCAGTTTCTGACCAGTGGCGGCGTTCTTGGCAGCAATAGCAGCATCGTTCAGCGGCTCAAGTGCGCTACCCGGCTTGCCGTCGTACTCCACCTCTTCGCCTGGCTCCCACAGCTTGTTATGGATATGGGACAGGCGCAGTACGCGGTATTTCGCTTTCTCAGACATCTATCCCCCTTAACCGGTGATCTTGGAGCGAGTTGGATAATGGGTATTTGCATCCACATCCAGGTTGATACCAGCAGTGAAAGCGCCAGCGGTCAGCGGGCCAGTTGCTACCGAGTAGTTGACGCGAAGATAGCGCAGGACACCCTGCGGAACCTTCACCGAGACAACACGCTTGCCAGCGGTCAACGCAGCCAGAGCCAAAGCACTGCTATCGAACAGGGTCACATACGTGGAGTTATCAGCACTGGTCTGCAACTGGATATTTACCGTTGCCGCACCCGAGGCGGTGGCTGTGGTGTTGACGTTAACGAAAAATTCCAGCGGCTCACCCACGCCAATATCGCGGCGCGTGCCATCAATCGGGCCGAGGTCAATCACATCGGTAGAAGCGGCGGTGGCGGTAACAGCCTGCGCCTCGGAGAACATCAGTAACTTGTCGAGGATCATTTCATCTTCTCCATGCATGGGCCGTTTCCGGCCCCATAATTAACAGGCGTTAAACCACGCGCGCTTCCGTTTCCAGGAGTGCGTCGACTTCACGGATCGGGATGCCACGGAATGCAGTCCACCATTCACCTTCAGTCTCTTTCACAGACAGAGCAAGAGATGCCTTATCCAGAGATTGCAGGTCGAGCGCTTGCGCCACGGTGCGGTTCATGTAGAACACTGGTTTACCCATGCCACGGTTCGGGATGCGGTGCAGGGCTTTAACCATCTGCGTAACGATGTTGGCCGCGTTGGCAGGAACAGACAGATCGCTAACGTCAATGTTTGCGATACGCACGACATAGCGCCAATCACGAAGCGTAAGGCCGTTATCCCACTTGTAGTGCGTGCGATATCCTTCGTACTTGCCGCCGTTCGCATCGATCAGGGTTTCCTGCCCTTTATCTTCAAACTGCAATCCCGCTTTCTGACCTTTCGGGAAGATGCCGTGCACAGTGTTTTCACCCCACACGACAAGCCAGATTGATGTGTTATCTGTGCCGGTGCCGCCAGCGTCGATAATGTTCTGGCCGTTGCCTGCCGACTTACTGGAGTAGCGAGAAGATAGGCCCATGAAGCGTTCAGGGTTGATACTGGTATCGCCGTAGAACAGCGTTTGCGCCATCTGCTGGTTCATCGCTTCAATGAACGCACGATCCTCCGATAGGCGGAATTCAGAGGTATTGCCGTTCAGGTCAGCCAGTGACTTATCAACTTCCGCATAAGCTTCCAACATGCCGATTGCATCGGTGATTTGGACAGTAGTTGATTTGCTAGGCTGTACGCCATAGTTGAGCAAACGCCAGGTTGCAGCGGGCAAACCAGAACGAACGGTGGTTCGGTGTCCGGTTGGAAGGTTACCTTCCACGATCAGCATATCCGTCAGGATTGGGTTGGTTTGGGCAAGCAGCTCGATAATCTTATCGATCTTGCCATTCGGATCTACGCGCTTACCCCAATCTGCCAAGGTCAGCGCGGTTAAGCCTTTAACTGCCATAGTGTGTTACCTCATTTTCCGTAGAGAACTTGAGCCGCGCTAAGCTGCTCACCATTACTTCCACCGCCCAGCATTTTGTCCTCAGACATCGCGTGGCCGATTTTTACGAATGCTTTCACTAGCGCTGGATGATTGCCGAGGCCGGTTTCTTGCAGCGCCTGTTTCAAATCTTCCCCGCCGAACTGCATTACAGCCTGCTGTGCTTTGCCGAGGTTTGCTGTCAACTTGTCGCCGCCGATTTCTTTGTCAGCCTTGACTGTTTCAGCCCAATCCTCGACGGTTTTTTGCCAGTTGGCTAACTGCTGTTGCTGGATTTGCGGGAGAATTTTGCTGGCATATGCGTCAACGAACTTTTGCCCCTGCTCGTTGGTAAGTCCGAGCTCACGCGCCAATGGCTCGAACACCGCAAGCGCTTCGGCATCAAGAGTCTGGCCCTCAGCCGCCGTAAATTCGTACTTCTCCGGCGCGCCTTGCTCCTTGTTTTCCTTCGCCGCTTTATCGGCAGCCTCTTTTTCAGCAGCAACCTCCGCCTCGGTCTTTTCTGCACCAGGCTTATCACCGTCTTTCGGTGCATCAGCAGGATTATCTGCCGGTGCATCTGCTGGTTTGTCAGCGGCGGGCGCATCAGAGGAAGGGCCACCACCACCTGGACCACCATCAACGGGTGCCTCTTCACACAAACGACGCATTAACAAACGTTCAAATAGGTTCATTGCTGTTGTTCCTCTCCGGCTTCGTTAGCCATCGTGAGATAGAGATCGGGGCAGACGGCCATTACACGGCTGAGGATGATTAACCCGCCGTTGCGCTGCCCTTCGTTGAATGCGGTTACGTGCGGGTCTGCCGCGAATGTTGACGCAAATACACGTGCAGATTGCAGGATTGACCAAATCAGGCGGCGACCCTGCCTGCTGGACATGACATGATAGATATCCGCTTCTTCCTGCTTCTCGCGCTGCTCAGCGGCTTTGCGGATTTGTTCAGCGATCAGATCTTCATCGTTCACCGTTGCAGCCCTCCGACAATGGCAGAGAGCGCGCTAGGATCGGCGGTCTGCGTTTCACTGAGGGTTTTAGCGCCCTGAGCGGCTACCATAGCCTGCTCCATAGCCTGCTGCTGTTGCTGCTGCTGGGCGCGCTGCTCACGCACTGCCTGCACTTCGTCGTCAGAAACAACGATGGTCGGAGATACGCCGATCATGTCTGCGTATGTGTCGATGGCTCTATCGATGTTCAGTTTGTCTAGCGCTGATGGATTGGCCTGTGCGACATTGCCGACAAAGCCGACAAATCGCTCGATGCTGGCAACGCCGATAGATTTCTGAGCCTGCGCCATAACGCTGATGTACTCGACTTTCAGCGGCATACCCTGCATGACATCCGGTGGTGGCGGCAGCATGTTCTTGCGCACCATGATTGCGAACGCCCGATCAATCAGAGGATCTAACCCCTCATCATCAAGACGTTCCAGCACTGGCCCCAGCATCAGCAACTTCTCTTCACGCAGCTCGTTTACGGCCTCAACCGGCATTGACCGCGTGTTGATGGTTTGCAGCATCATGAATAGGTCTTTGAAATATGCGCTATCAATACTGCTTCGCACATCTTGGATATCGGTCAGTAGCCCGCCGTAGTCCGGCTGCACCTGATAAACAGGGCGCAACGCGTCTTGCGCGGTCATCTGGTCAACGTAGGTGATATCACCAGGCAACATTGAAACGCGCTGGTTTCTCAGTGAAGACGGGCCAACTAAAGCTGGATTGGTTTGCTTATCCAAAAGCTGGCCTTTGCGCTTCTGCATCAGTTGCAGGGCTTTGACAGAGCCGAGTGACATCATGCCTGGGCAAGATGATCCGTAAACATCCTCGCCGTTAACATCCCAGCGCATAGCAAGAATGGGGAATTCATCATAACCAGACTCGCGCAGCACCTTGTTGTTATCTCCGCCAGCCTCGAAATAAACGGACTTGTATCGCTTATTCTGGCTATCCATGCGGCCAGTTTCGCGGTTCAGGTTGGGATAAACAGCCTGCGTGACATCAACCCATGTTTCATAGGTTCCGTTTGACCACATCCCCTTAACTTGATGGCTAACGCTATCCAGTCCGAACTCCATAACCAACTGCCGCACAGTCATGCGGAATTCACGGAAGAAGGTATCCACCGTTCCGCGATCAGAGTTGGCTAGGTAGTAGCTGCCAATAGGGAAAGGTCGTGTGCGGATAATGCTTTCATCGTCTTCCAGAACAGCCATCGCGGCGGTGGCATACGTGCCGATCTGCGCATAAACGACAGGCAGTGACTGGTATAGGTTCGACTTGTTGAACATGTCGTACATGCGGTTTTGGACGATCTCGCACCACTGCTTGACGGGTCCATAAGCCATCATGTCAGGGTCAGGCGTAGCGAGACGGAACCAAGGGCGGGCAGGTGATGTGATGCCACTCATCATGCCAGACGCGAGAATGCGTTCTGCCATCGTTGCGGTAGGGTCGATGATTCGGGTATTGCGACGCTCATTGCGGTTTGCGTCGGTGACAAGAAAGCGGCTTGTGCGCGGATTGATGTAATCAGACAGGTCACGCCAGTGCGATTCGAAAGACTGGCGGTCATTCTTTAACTGCGCCAGTTGCTTACCCAGCTTTTCACGCAAGCTTTCGTCAGCCATTTTACTGACCCAGCAGTGTTTTACTGCCAGTTGTAGCCGCGCCAGTTACGCCTTGTGCGCCAGTCAGCAGCGTAGAGCTACGGCCAGCGGCAGCACGACGGCGACGAGTTTCATCATCGCGCGCAGAGACTACGGCGGCATCTTGCTCTTGAGGGGCTTGGGCGACTGGAGCGGGGGCAGACATTTTAGGGCCTGAACTCATGCACATTACGGTATCTCCACGCGAATATAAGTAACATTAAAACATATATGTTTTGTTATTACCTAATAATTGACATTATTAATCGCGTAGTTTACCTTATAGGTAATTAATTAGTGATTGCACAACAGGTAAGAGCATTTAGGGTGTAGGTCAGTGACTGCCCGAAAACGGTGAAATCCGGCCGCAGTGTTCTTATCGTTGTGGTGAATGCGCAGGCTGATGCGCTTACTTATCAGCTAGATGGTGAGGTAATGGCTCACCATGGCGACGACGGGGAGTTAGGAAGCAAGCCGGAGATCAGCACCGGCCACCACAACCAATCCCACCCAGGGGCCATTAGCATCCAGTGAAGTACTTCGCCCTCTTCGGAGGGCATTTTTTTAATGAGAGGAAAATATGAGCAATAAAGATACTGCAGTTGCCATCATGCAAGAGTATTTCCCCAATGGTGGCCGTGATTATGATTCGGTCTGCGCGCTTTTAGAAGCCATTCTCGCGGGAAATATTCCACACGTTAGTTTCAATGCTGGTAATGATTTTGAAGCGACAATCAGGCCAGTGATTAAGTATCTGGCGGAGAACCACCATCCGCACACTCACATTGTTGTGACCAGCACAGACGCCGAATTATCCGAAGGTGTACAGGCCGTATCTACTGATGAATATCTGAAAGATTAAATAACACCGTGACATGTCACGAAATTAGCCAGCCATAGTGCTGGCTTTTTCATGCATACGGATCATAATCACTGACCGTTTTCCCAGCCTGCGCACCGTGCGCATAGTGTAGTTTTTTGGTGACCGGGAAAGCGAATGTGAGCACGAAAGCATCACCGCGCCCCGGTGAGCGCCCTATCCTGTCCTTCACATCCTCTTTTGGCTCGAGCACAATCTTACCGTCTACCCTCACCTTGTACTCTGCTGCTGACAAATCCTCTGCGGTCTCGCGGTCATCCAGTGCGCCGCCCAGCCCTAACCACTTCTTGGCGCTGTTGTACATCTCTCCGCGCTTGTTGAGCATCTGCGGATCGCTGGACTTGCCGCCGAACGGGACAAGCGTCCATGACCTGCCCCAGCCATCGCCGATAGATTTAAGTCCGGTGCCGTAGCCGAAATCTATGAACACCGCATCAGCCTGATACTGATCTTCATAATCAGCGACGCGCTTCGCCATTATCAAATCGTCGGTTGTCTTGCTGCCATGCCACAGCAATTTGCAATGAAGCCCCTGACGGAGATAAATCACCGCGTCATCCGCGCCGGAATAGGCCGGGTCTACGCCGATCACTATCGGGGCATGCGCAACCATTGCCTCAGTTACAGTACGCGCCAAAGCCCCTTCTGTTAGGCCGGTGGGGATGAACTGTGTTTCAGACGCGTCAGGGAAAATCCCCCGCACACGTACTTTCACAAAGTCGCTATCTTCGCCGTAGTCCTGCACCCACTTATCAATCTGCTCTTTGTTCGTTCCCTCGACCGTGCGGCTATCAATCTGCTTGCACTTCCAGCGGTGGCGATACTTGCGGAAGCATTCGCGGAACCGGCCAGTGTTTCGCGTCGGGTTCCCGAATGCCACCCAAATGATTTCGGTATTTTCGTCGGTCAGCGCACCCTCTGCCACTTCCCACACCTTATCGGCAATGTTGGATGCTTCATCGAACACAACAAGAATGCGCTTGCGCTCATTGTGAAGGCCAGCGAACGCCTCCGTGTTGTTCTCAGACCACGGAATAGCATCAGCTCGCCAGTTCTTATCGTGCCCCATGTCGTTGCTGTACATCGCTGTTGCGGGAGTAGAAAACCAATCTCGCGTAATTGACAGATTGGCCCACTTAATCACCTCAGGCCATGTCTTGGTTCGTAACTGGTTCTCGGTGTTGGCTGTCACAACCGCTTTGCAGTCCTCGCATGTTGACATGGCCCAATTGAGCAGCATGGAGATAAACGCAGATTTCCCGATGCCGTGGCCGCTGGCTCGGGCAAGCATCAAAGGTTGGTGGCGTGTCGCAGGATTTTTCAGATGCTCGGCGATCTCTTTAAAGTCATCAGCCTGCCATTCACGCGGCCCAGCATGATGCTCAAGCTCCGTACCCTCTTCACCCCACGGAAAGGCGTACATAGCGAAGCTGTACGGGTCATGGGTGAAGCTGGCGATATCTTCGATGAGTTGTTCTTGCTCTGTCATTTGTCGCCGCCGTTAAGCCGTTTGCGGGCTTTAGCCATGCGATCGGAAACCGTGACATTAACGCTGACATCCACTCGCTCTTTGAACGCATTCACATCAACGTGCTTGCCGATCAGCTCAAGGTTCTTAACCTTGTCCGGCCATTTGATTTTCTTGAGGATTGTTTCTTCTGAGGTTTCATCACGGTCAAAGATGGTGCTGGAGATATCAAGCCCTGACAGCGTAGTGCGCCAGACCTTCGGCCACTGGCTTACCGGCTTCAACTTCCCTTCGTCGGTGAGGATATCGAGAACGTCCATCTGGTCAATCTCGGCGAGGCGTTGCAGGACATAATCGGCTTTGATTTCAACACGCCCATTGCGGGATTCTTTGAGTTCAGAAATCCGTTGCTGAATGTCAAGTTTTGACAATAATTCTGACGCTATTCGATTTGCAGTCTTCGGACTATACCCAGCCCTTATCGCCGCCTGAGTTGCATTCAAGTCAACGAGGTATTCACGGCAGAAAGCCTCCTGTTTATCTTTCAGTGCCATAAACCCTCCGGTAATAAAAAAGGTAACCCTCTGCCAATAATACGCAAAAAGTTACCTAATGGTAATAGCTCAAGCCAACACAAAGCCGCGCCACCCGTTTGTAACCCAACATCCAGAATCGCCACTCATGCAGCACTCACTAACAGGAAGCGAATCGCCGCACCTGCCGCATGACATCCGACTGAGTGACTTAAACCGCAACTTCATCCGCGCATCATCCTGACGGATCAGCATCTGAATGTACTCTTCCCTGTCGTAAGAATCCTTTCCTGGCCGCCGAGCCTTGCGGTTGCGGTCGAGCATGTCCACTTCCTGAGCATCAAGCGAAAATTCCATTTTCGCTATACCCTGCTCTTGCTGGCGCTTACGCTGCGCCGCTTTGCGCTCTGCTGGGGATTTAGGCATCTATTCCTCCACTGCCCTTTCATTCCATGCGGAAACGGCCGATTCCATCATTGTTCTGATCGGCCCGGTAGTTTCACATCTGTCACAGTAGACCGCAAAGCCCCCGCTTGCTGTTGTCGCAAAAGATACTTCATCTACTTCTGCATCATGGATTTCCCCGCAAAACGGGCATGGCTTTAATATCGCTTTCATCTACTCTCCATTATGCTGCGGAGCGGCGGCGCTTAACCAGTTACGCACGGTCTGATATTCATTGTTGCGGTATGAACCGCAGGCAAAAATATACGGTTGCCGCAGGTTATGCCCATTAAGGCTCAAGTAATCTTTGCATCCCTTCTCGGTAAAGGAGGCGGTAACAAACTCATCAATCTCTTGCATCGCATAGCGATCATAGCCGCGTATATAACGGCAACCATGATGCAAAGCTTCAAGTCGCTTGGCTCGCAATTCGCTGACCTCTTCGCCATCCCAAACCCAAACAATGCGGCTTGGTGAATGTTCATCGCTACCAATGATTTCACGCTTCTGAAATACGACGAACATAGGCTGGTCAGTTATGCGGTTGTCCTGAGTGTTGATTTGTTGGCCGATAATGCGAAGCGCTTCCGGCACTGAACCATCCGGAGTTACCGGAGAGTTGCCAGACTGGAGCATAGCGGCGCGGCAGTGATTAAATACGTGCATAGCGATACCCGCGCGAGTTTCATTACTCATCCCATTAATCAGGACGAACTGAACAGCATCGTTGTATGTCCATTCATCCGGCACCGTGTAAGGCTGGCTTGCGGCTGGTGGTTTGGCACCAATCATCTGCTTACGATAATTTTCGATACACTTATTAAGTTCGGTGTCATTCTCATCAACACCGAGGTTGTATCCCGCTTTCAGCCCCGCAATATATGCGCTATCGCACATATAATCCTGATTGCTTGCGGCTGGTGGAACGGGGCGGGCGTTTAGCGAAATGACTAAATCACCAAAGTCAGTGATATAGCTAATACGTCCATGACGCTGTAACGCCCCGATTTTCTCAAGTCGCATCACCTGTTCTTGTTCCAGATCGTGACCGCCAGACTCAGGGTCGTCACAGCACTCAGCAAAGCGATTGAGTGCCTTAATGTCTTCGTCGGTAACAAATGCTCGAATTGCATTCGTCACGTTTTGCCCCCGCAGCTCTGCTAGCTGTGCACGGAGTGACGCTGTTTCCCCTGCCAAATCGGCGTAATCCTCATAATCGACTTCGCTACCTGTTGGTGAGGGCCGCCGCATTATTACGTCATATTCGTAGTGTCCTTTTACTATGTGACTAACCCAGCGTTGAACTGTATTAGCCTCATCGCTCGGCACGGGTTTTTTCGACAACAGCCCCTCTAAATGAGCTATTTGCGACAATAAACCCTGCACATATATCGTAGATGGAACGGATTCTGCTGCGATAACGCGTGATGCCAATTCCTCGATCTCCAGCGCCGGGAGCGTTACATCTGTCGAGTCACCATGGGTTTTGCGCCATGATGCTAGTTTATTCAGTCGTGCATTCGTCAAATTTGTCATGTTATTCAGCCTCCATAAATGCTTCTATGAACGCCGCTGCCGTTTGAGGGACGATGGCGTTTCCGTAGGCGCGCAGGCGTCCCACGCGCTGGGTATTCCCATTAGCCAACGGTTGAACGCCGGATTTAATTGGGCGCGGTCGTCTATCAGAACATCTGATAACGTCATCGAACGCCCAACAATCAGCAGCACTGGATCTGACTGTTTTTTGTTTGGATTCCAACGAAACGCAGACCGATCTGAGTCGTTTTTCATTGGACAGCACGGTGTTGGCCACCCAGTATATCCGCTGTCTGATGTGCGGAGCGCCGACGCCCGCAGCGCATAAATCAACCGCTGCTGCGGCGTAACCCGTGTTTTCCAGATCAGTTTGTACAAGGTCGAGCCAAGACAAGCCGTCTTTGCTTGCAACTTGCTCACCAAAGATGACTCCAGGCGCGCACTGATATATGAGGTGGAACCATGCGGGCCACAGGTGCCGCTCGTCAGCAAACCCAGCGCCTTTGCCTGCCGCGCTGAAAGGCTGGCATGGGCAACTTCCTGTCCAGACTGGTTTATCATCGGTCCATCCGGCTTGCCGCAATGCATATGACCAGACGCCAATTCCGGCGAAGAAGTGGCATTGTGTGTATTTTCGTAAGTCATCAGGTTTAACATCCTCGATCGAGCGTTCATCAACATCACCTGGCGCGATATGGCCGGCGGCAATAAGATTTCTCAGCCATTGGGCTGCATATGGGTCTATTTCGTTGTAGTACGCACTCACACCCCACCTCCGCGTAGGTTGTTGGCGACCTGCATTAATTCAGCGCGAATGTACAGGCCATATTCGTCGCTACCTTCAAAAGCTGCATAGCATTTTTCATGAAATCCCATCGCGGCCTGCTCAATCGCCTTAGCCCCGATTTCAGCAATCGCTGCGTCGGTTGCTGGGATTTCTGGTTCATGCTCAGCAATGAATGACTCAAGCAAGCCGATAGGCCACGCCGCTTGCTGCTCACTTATCAGTTTCTTATTTGCTACTTTCAGCCCCACATTCTCCGCAACCAGCGCATCACGCTGTTGTTCCGTTTCTTTCAGTGACTGCAATGACTCAGTTAACATCGAGTCGAATTTATCACGCTGAATTTCCACCTCGCGAATCATCGCTCGCAGAGTTTCGTTGTCTTTTTCTAACTCTGAATGCTTGAGGTGGATTTCTTCAACCTCCTTAACCAAGGAGCTATTTCGCTTCTCTTCATGATGCAGGCGCTTATATAAATCCTTACGCACATCATCGAATTTGATTACTTTCTCGTAATCCCAATACGGATAAACAACACCAGTGTATGTGGAACGCATCGCCTCATACTCTTCCTTGTTGACGCTAAATCCGCCGTTGAACACATAGCACTTCTTCAGTGATTCGATGTCGCAGGCGACTACTGATTGCGTTCCATTTAATAGCCCATGCCACCAATGGTCTTTTATTTTTTCAGTCGTCCCGTCTTTCATCTTCAGCGTTAATTCACGACCACAGAATGCTTTAAATGACTTGCTACCGCGCTTGTAATAAAGCAGGTTTTTAAATGGACCGTCTTCGCCAATGTAATCACCGCTTGGCGTTTTTTCGTAAACAATTTCCAGTGGTCGATTTAATACAATCGCCTCACCACCATTCATGGAAACTACAGCAACAACTGATAATGGCTTTATTTTTTCAACCATGATTATTCCTCGCTCTCTTATCAAAATTCCTCAACCTGCCACCCGCCACCAGCCTTAACAGGCCGTGGCTTTATGCCGATAAACCGGAATGGGTACATGTCGGCAGCGACCTTGATTTTTACTCTCGCGTCGTCCTGCCAGAAACCTTTCACTTCGTGCATTTCGAGCGTTCCATCACTCAACATCACTGCAAAATCTGGGCTGTAAAACGTGCTATCAGCCAGCCTCAGCTTTACACCCTCAAACCGATACCAGAGCACCTTCCCTGCCTGCTTCATGATTTCCAGATGCTGCGAGTATGCCGCCTCGGTCTTGTTCATCTGGCCGACCTTCAACCTGCCCAGCGCGAAAGAGCTATTTGGCTTTCTCATTCAACCTCGTTAATTACCCTTAAGGTAACATAATTACCCTACAGGTAAACATTTGCAAGAAAAAAATACGATTCCTATGAAATCGCTACATGTCTAAAACGCTCTCAATCTAATTGTGAGCCGTTTTATTTCCCGTTAACCCGTTTGTACGTCTTAATGCTTGTTGTCGCCGCTACGCTTCGTTTTTAGCCCTCCCTTACTGCTATTCCGACTGACAAGATGGCTTCTGCACAACAATCAATCGCTACCTGTGCCGTTTCTTTGCTGTAAATACTAAACCCCTCTGCTGACGGAAGCGGCACAACCAACTCCGCGCGACTGTCCTGCCATGCCTGCCACATCGATTGGGTCATTTCGGAGACGTAATTGCCGTTATCCCACTTCGCTAGGCCACCGTAATTCATCTTCTCAAACTCACTGCGCATCTGTTCTGTGCTCATAAAAAACCTATAAATTTATGTATTGGAATTTTGTACCGGTTCGCCAGTTTCCCGATACGCCTGTGACAAATAACCCCGCCAAGCGGCATGTGCGTGGATCTCGCTCTTTCGGCGTAGCCCTGCATTCTGTGCCAGCTTCAACGCCTTAGCCTCGGCATCGTTTGCAGGTCTGCCACCGTTCAGCACCAAACGCATGAACGTTCCGGCATAATCCAGGCTTACCTGTTCCCTACCGCCACTCGGCTTCAACTCAAACAAACCCTGCCAGCAGTTCGCCATGCTCTGCTTGATTATCTCCTCCTGCCGTTGCCGATCACCGCCTGACAGGTTTATCAGGTTGGTGATTGCCGCACCTTCGCTTCTCGATGTCGGCGCGTAGGCTTTCAGCTTGAGATCCTTCCGGTATTGCTTCCACTCTCCCCACGCCTCGACGTTCAAGTTATCGGGGTACGGAAATTCCTTTTTCTGTTTTGGGGGAGTAAGAGGGGGTTTATCTTTTATATCTTCTCTTCTCTTCTCTTCTCTAGTCCGCATTTTGTCCGCTTCTGGTGCGGACGTTTTGCGGACGTTTCTCTTCCTTTCTGCATCCTGTGCACGACGCTTGGCAGACTGACCGTTATGGGCGTCAAAGCGCGGCATTACTAGGCTTTCACCTTCTTCCTCAAGCCAACCAATAGCGATCATTGCTTGTGAAAAACCGGGGAAGCCGATCAGGTCATCGAGAGTTTCCGCACTGTATCCGTCAAGAAATCCGTCAATAGAATGGACATCGAAAAGACACCATGCGGAATGTAGTCCGCCAACTATCCGCAATCTGTCCGCTTTCAATGCGGACGCCATGCGGACAACTTTCGGATGCGTGTGCAGGTCAGCGCGCATTTTTATCCAGTCACCGGCCATCAGATCACCTCCGGCTTAGTGTCTTCTTTCATGAAAACAATCCAGTGCGTTTTGTCCTTTTTCCCGGTGCGTTGCCATATAACGGGCTTCCTGTCTGTCAGCGCTATGACCTGACTGACTGGAATCTGTGTGGCGTTCCATTTGAAAATTAAGGTGCCTCCTGGTGCGAGAACCCGGAATGCCTCGCGGAATCCCGCTGCAATATCGGCCTGCCAGTTTTCTTTATCCAAGCAGCCGTATTTTTTTCGCATCCAGCCCCGCAACCCAGCACGGCGCAGATGCGGCGGATCGAATATCGCCATTTTGAAAGACTCGTCAGGGAAAGGAAGGTGCCGGAAATCGCCAACAATATCCGGCGATATGGTCAGCGTCCTTCCGTCGCAAAGCGTGTGCGATTCGCTGCGCGCATCAAGAAATACCGCCCTGTCATCTTGCTTGTCGAACCAGAACATGCGGGATCCGCAGCACATATCGATGATAGGTACACTCATGCCGCACCTTCCTGCGCCGTTCTCAGCGCATCAGCTATGTTCTTACGGTGCTTGTCCGCGCTTTCTGCCGCGCATTGCACGCAGGTTCCGCTGAGCACATAGCGTTCGCTGTCATGCCCGTGTTTGCACTTATGACCTGTGTAGTATTTGTTGAGGCCAAGTTTTGCCGCCTCAACGCGGGTAATTATTTCCACGCTCAACCTCTCAGTTATTGCTATTGGTATCGGTAATTTTGCACCAAAGCGAAAAAATATCAATACAAATATGCATATTTGGTAATAACCAGATTTACAGCTGAATGACAGGCATAAAAAAGGCCGCCGATTGGCGACCTGTTTACGTGATTCTGACCTGTCACGCCAACTCATAAAACCAGCCCATCATTTCCGTTTCCGTAACCGGAACACCATTTTTATTCATTGATTTACATAATCTTTTTATGAAATTAGGACGTGGTTTCTTATTTCGATAAACAAGACCAAGCCTGATGTACTGGTATGTCGTTCCGGCGTCATTCGCTATTGCCAACTTGACGTCTTTTGATAGCGATTGCCACGTCTTTTTAAAGTCAAATTGCGTCATATTTGCTCATCCCGTGTTGCGTTACATAAAAATTGTTACCTAAACATATCACTTTGCGACATAGTTTACCAATCAGGTAAGTTTACCGCCGAGGTAAACTGTTATCTAATTTGGATCAATAATTACCAATTTGGATGGGCGATATAGAAATGAAAGACTTAGGCGAAATCAGACGGGAAAATCTGATCACTATCATCGACAGGCACTATGAAGGGGTTCAAACGCTGCTGGCTCGGGCGATGGGGTATCAGCCGAATCAGATTAGTCGGTATGTGAACGGGACAAAGAAAATCGGTGAAAAGGTAGCGAGAAAGATTGAAGAAGTTACACGACATTCTCGTAATTGGCTTGATATAGACCACGATCAGATGATCATGCCAGAAGAAAGCGCGGCTGACGTTGGCGATATCGGTTTAATTGCGTCAGCGAACTTAAAGAAGTGGATGATGCACAATAGCCAGCTAAGCACTCAAGGTAAGCTGTCTCGCGCCTGCGGCATCACTCAACCAACAATCGGTCGCTTTCTAAATGCAGAATCTAGCGTCTCTATTCGCAACCTGGATGTTATCGCCAAGGCGTTTAACCGGCAGGGATATGAATTGCTGATAGCGCCCAACGACCCTGAGATCATCCACTACGATAAGCGCGGATACGCAACGCTGAGCGACGAAGATAAAAAAACCATCGAAGAGTTTATTCAGTTCATGATCGACAAGAACAAGAAATAGCCCGCCGTCAACACCTAGCCTGTCTCCTACCACCCCCTAAAATTGTTACCTGCGCGGTAATCTTTATTGTCAAAATGCATTGACAACGGGTAATTAATGGTAATAATTGAGCGTAATGTTTACCTAATTGGTAACGCGCTCTTTAACAAAAAGACAGGCACACACAAACCAAAATCCCATTGTGCCGGGGATGTCTTGGCTGACCCGTTGAAACCGGAATGCCAGATCGGAACGTGATGAATCAAGGCTGAAAGGCCGTTTTTTTACACCCAAATTATTACCTTTTGGTAATAATCGAGCATTAAAAGTGAGGTAATTATGAAATTTAGTTACCAAAACGGTAAGTACACATTCACAGCCTGCGGTACTGGAAAAGTTCGTGCGTTTGAGGATTTTAGTGCCGGAGTTCATTGGGTCTTCACAACTAAACACGCGGCGCACGTCGCGGCAGAAATGGGTAAATGATCATGACAGAAGAAAAACAATTACCTGAGCTGGTAATTACTGAGGCAATGGCACCAGCCATTTATGTTCCTGGCGGACTGGATCAGTTCATCTCTCAAATCCGCGAAGCGGTAAACGAAGTTCCTGATCTCTCCACGGATAAGGGTCGCAAACGCATTGCATCATTGGCAGCCTCTGTTTCGCGCAGTAAAACAGCGGTTGAAAAGCCAGGTCGCGATTACCTGCGCCGCCTGAAAGAAGCAGTGAAGCCAGCAGAGGCTGAGTTAAAGCGCTTTGTCGACACGCTGGACACACTGCGAGACGAAGTGCGCCGCCCTCTGACTGAGTACGAAAATGCGGAAAAGGCGCGTGTAGAAAAGCTGAATGTGCGCCTTGAGTTGTTCCGCGGACTTGGGCGCGTGTTTGATGAATTCGGCAAGCCGTTTACCACATATACCATCGAGACAAACCTTGCGCATGCGAAAGCAACGGCTATCGATGATTCATGGCAGGAACTCACCGCCGAAGCTGGCGTGGCTAAAGATGCCGTGATCGTCAAGCTGGAAGCGGCATTGATTGAAGCGCAGAAGCGTGACGCGGAAGCGGCTGAGCTGGAGCGCTTGCGGCAAGAGCAGGCAGAGGCAGCACAGCGCCAGCGAGAAGAGCAGATTCGCCGCGAGGCGGAAGAATCAGCTAAACGTCAGGCGGCAGAGGACTTGGCAGCAGCACAGAAGCGTGAGGCTGACGCTATCGCAGCTAAGGAACAAGCTCAATTACTGGCTAAACAAGCGCAGGAACGAGCGGAGCGTGAAGCAAAGGAAGCAGCAGAGCAAGCTGAGCGCAACCGTATAGCATTAGAACAGCGGGCTGAACGCGAGAAGCAGGAAGCCATTGATGCTGAGCGCTTACGTCAGCAGCAAGTAGAGCAAGCGCGTCAGGCGGAATTGAAGCGCGTTGCAGACGAAGAGGCAGCCCGCGCCGCCAACGTCGAGCACCAGCGCGGAGTTAACCGTCAGGTAATGATCGACCTCGTGGAGCATGCTCATCTGACAGAAGAACAGGCCAAGGCCGTATTGACTGCCATCGTTCGCGGCAAGGTGGCACCCGATAATCTTTCCCTGCGCTACTGAGGTGAATATGAGCAAAGAAACAGGTGGGCAAGCCTTCCCTATTCCGGGGAGTCAGCGAAACTACCCAATGGAAGGCATGACGCTGCGTGATTATTTCGCGGCAAAAGCCATGCAGGGAATAACTAGTCACGATGATTCATGGGGCTTGAATAGCGTAGAGAAAATAGCAGTAACATCATATGAAATTGCCGACGCAATGATAAAGGCGCGGGAGAATTAGTCATGAGCAACTACCAGCAAATGATCGATGATTTGGTGGAGGCGTATGAATCCCGCCTTGCCAAATCTCAGGACGAGCAGGAGTGGGTAGAAAACGAAGTGCTGACTCGACTTAATAGCAAGTCTCGCGGCATCAAGTTTAACGCCCTGCGCGGTGCATTCATCGACATTATTCGCCCTGTATTCAGCGAAGAAACTCCGTGCTTAATGCAGGATCGCGACCCGATAACAGCATACGCAGAATCTGCCGTGATAGAGGAATATCTATCCGGCGTCCAGTACGACCTGATGCGGCATTGCGTGATTCTGGAACGTGCGCTGTCGGTGTCGGCTGCTGCCAACCCAACGTATGAGCGCCTAAGTTCGGGGGGGTGGGTATCATGACCCCAGGCATCTACTACGATATCGACAACGAAGCCTATCACTCTGGCGACGGCGTGAGTAAGTCCCAGCTCGATATGGTGGCACAGTCGCCCGCGCTGTTGAAATGGCAGCGTGCCGCACCAGTGGACGAGGAAAAGTTACGTGCGCTGGATATGGGTAGCGCACTGCACTGCCTGTTACTGGAGCCGGACGAGTTCAAAAACCGCTTTATCGTCGCCCCGCCATTCAATCGCCGCACCACGGCAGGCAAGGAAGCCGAAGCCAAGTTTTTGGCGGATTGCGCCAGCACCGGAAAAACCGTCATGGATAACGAGGACGGCCGGAAGCTGGAACTGATGCGCGGCAGCGCTTTAGCGCATCCGGCGGCGCGCTGGCTGCTTGAATCTGACGGTTATAACGAGGCATCAATCTTCTGGCAGGACGAGGAAACGGAAGAACTATGCCGCATTCGTCCTGACCGGTATCTCAAAGATCGCCCCGTTATCGCTGACGTGAAGAAAGTTGCGGACATGGACAGATTTCAACGCCACATCGAAGAGTTTCGCTATCACGTACAGGACGCCATGTATAGCGACGGCTTCTATCAGCACTTCAACGAGCAACCCACTTTCGTTTTTATCGCCGTCAGCGAGACGATTGATTGCGGACGCTATCCGGTGCGCGTCTTTGAACTGGAGCCAGACGACAAGGCGACGGGGTACGAGCTTTACCGACGTGATCTGCTGGCATATCACAACGCCAGCACCAGTAATAATTGGGGCGGCATCGAAAAAATTACACGCCCAGCATGGGCGAAGCGGAAGGAAAGGAATTATGAGTAATCAGGTTTCAACTATCAGTGCAGCAGCAGGTACAGCGGCAACCATCTTTAGCCCTGACGGGATGGATAAGTTGGTGCGATTCTCTGAACTTATGGCGCAGGGTAAAACAACGGTTCCCGCGCATCTTGCTGGCAAGCCATCAGACTGCCTAGCAGTGACGATGCAGGCAGCACAATGGGGAATGAACCCCTTCGCTGTAGCGCAGAAAACGCACATCGTTAACGGCAACCTCGGTTATGAGGCTCAGTTGGTTAACGCGGTGGTTTCATCATCTAACCTGCTGGCTACTCGAATTAACTACGAGTGGAATGGCGACTGGTCTAAGTGTTCAGGTAAGGCCGATAAATCTCACAGCCTCACAGTGACGGTTTTTGCCACCCTGAAGGGCGAAGTTGATCCTCGTTCGCTAACCATCAGCATGGCGCAAGCTGGTGTGCGTAACTCCCCGTTATGGGAACAGGATCCAAAGCAACAACTGGCTTACCTAGCCGTTAAGCGCTGGGCGCGGCTTCACGCCCCTGACGTTCTTCTCGGTGTTTACACCCCCGACGAGTTGGAAGAGACGCACCCACGCACTGAGCGCGATATCACCCCAGCGGCTGGCAATACTCGCGCAGACCTAAACGCGGCAATCAATGCGCCAGTGGAGCATCAGGAAGTGCAGCCAACCAAACCAGAGCGGTCTCAGGACGACATGCTAGCCAGCTTCACCGATGCTGCGAGCAAAGCGAACGATGTCGAGACGCTAAACCTAATCTTCAATGGCGGCACATGGCCGGATGGCAAGAAAAAACCGGGCGCTAAAGATGTGCTCACCGATCGCTGGCTGGAAATGGCGGAGGATGTTTTCCAAATCCGTTACGAGGAACTTGCAGAAATTCCGATGTGACATGTCACGATAAACGATAGCCGCCGAAAGGCGGTTTTCTTTTGGGGGTAACAGTGAACAACCTCGAAAAATTAGCCGTTCAGCAGGCTTTGTTAACCGCTGAAATAAAGGATTGGAAATCAGAATCATTCGATTCTATTGATAAATGCGAAGCTGATTCAGATGAAGATTTCTGTCGCAGAAATACAGAATGTGGGAACCATATCCAAGCCGCGAGAAAAATATTCTTAAGCCAAGATGGCCATGATTATGAGCGCGTGAGCTTTGGCGAAATACTCATGAATGAATTTTGTTGCCCGCACTGCCATGAGTGGTATCGCATCCAAAGAAAAGAGATCTTGCCGAGAAAGCTAAGGCTCCGATCGGTAAGGGCTGCCATTACCAGAATTGGCAAGAAGCTAAACGCCGCCTAGCGCGGCTTTTTTATTGGGGTTTTCCTATGAATCACATCGAGTTTATAGAGAAGAACGTCAGGGATGCATTGCTACGGGACGGCTACCCCCCCCCACTGGCAAATATCGGCGCAAGAAAGGCTGTAGAGCATTACAAGCGGCTTTCTCAGGCCAGTAAGAAAGGACGAATTTACGACGACTGCCTACGCGAGGGAAAGTTGTGGGCCGACAAAAACAAGACAGCAGATGCACCGAAGAAAGCGCGAGGAAAAGGGCGATCAGGTTCTCTTCTGTAATGATGGAGGTGTGAGGTGAAAACAAAAGACTTAATCCTCTCATACTTGGAAAAGCATGAATCAGCCAACTACACACAACTGAGAGTTATGGGTGAAAGTCAGGGTAAAACTGACGGTGCAGTTTTGTGCGCGCTCTACCACCTGATGGGTTTGGGCTTAGTGAGAAGAACGGGATTCCCTAAAAAATACGTCTTCTCGATCATCTGGCGTGAGCAGGCGGAACCGGAAGGTTTTGATTTAACCGGACACAGCCCGTCGATGCTGATGATTAACGATCAGTTGAAGAAAATAAGGGGGCCAATTTGGAGCCGTACCAGTTGATCTACTGTGACCCGCCGTGGCAGTACAGCAACAAGGCCAGTCGCGGCGCAGCAGTTAACCACTACCCCACCATGTCACTCACCGAATTAACTCGCCTACCCATTCAAGATATCGCAGCCGACGATGCCATTTTAGTGATGTGGTATACGGGCAACTTTGCGCTTGAGGCAATCAAGCTGGCCGAGGCGTGGGGGTTCGATGTGCGCACCATGAAGGGATTTACGTGGGTGAAGTTGAACCAATTAGCTGAGAAGCACATAACCAAGACGCTGAGAGAAAGACAGGAACTTGGCCCACTTGATTACAGCGACTTCATTTATCTACTTAACGAACAGACTCGCATGAACGGAGGGAATTACACGCGAGCCAATACCGAGGATGCACTGATCGCCGTTCGCGGAAAAGGGCTTGAGCGACTGGATGCGGCGGTAAAGCAAGTTGTCTATGCGCCGCTCGGGAAGCACAGCGAGAAACCGGAAGAAGTTCGCCACAAGCTTAGCCAACTTTACGGTCCAGTGAATCGCATAGAGCTATTCGCACGGCAAAGCATTGGCGGCTGGGATACGTGGGGTAACGAGTCGCCGTGTAACAGCATTGAGTTGATCCCACCTAAATTTAAGGTCACATCATGAAAAGACTATCGATAACAGCATGGTGTTTCGTGGCCGCTAACGTAGCGGCCTTTTTATTTTCCATTTTCGTGTTAAGTGAGGCGCTATGAGTCAGCTACAGCTTTACGAATTGCGCGCTTATGCCCGCACGCCGGAAGGGCAGATTAGCCGAGAATTTTACGTCGAGGCAGTCAGCCGCGAGGATGCTCAGCGGCAGGCGGATATGTTCAAGTTCTCAGCGTTCCACGCGACTGGAAAGGTTATGGGTGATGCGGATCGGGAGGTGAAACAGTGATTATTCCAGAGAATGAAAATTGCCACGGATTGGTAGTTGAAACCATTGGTCACGACATGCTCGCTATCGGATATGACGGACTGGTTGTTGACTCTGATCAGGCACAGCAATTGATTATCGTACTTCAGCGGTGGATTGAAGGCGAAGACATTGAGGATGATCCATGTTCCTAACCAACCAAGAACGTAAGCAAATGATCGGCAAACGCTTCCAATCAAACATGAATAACCCCGATGAGATGGCAGTGACCGTGCTTGATGTTCGTAGAGCCAATAATGGATTTACAGTCATGTTAAAGGTCGGAAACTGCATCCCTACCTATATGGGACTCAATGCTTTTAACCGCCACTATCCGTATGAGGTGACACAGTGACGATAGACGCCCATTACGCAGCATGGCTATTTGTCTACGCGCTGATTGCTGGCTACGTGTTTTGCAGCATAGAGGGTAATGGCCTGCGTAGCGAATGCATAAATCTACTGATCGGCCTGCTTTGGCTGCCGATTATCGCGTTAATGATCTCGACCTACGTTGCCGCAAAAGTGCTGGGCGATGAAGGTAATCCAGAAGGGTAGGAATAACGAAATGAAAAAAGCATACGGCAAGAAACAACTGGTCGAAGTGGTTCCATTATCGATCTCGGTCATAGAAAGCCTCGAGCGCAACGGTGAATTCCCGAAACGCTTCTACATCACCGACCGCCGCGCGGCATGGAACGCTGAAGAGGTAGAGGCGTGGCTCGATGATCGGCAGGCTAACGGGCCAAAGACGCTGCAAACCTTCATTCCACCATCACCGAAGAAGCGCGGACGCCCACCGAAGCACGCACCAGCTTGAACGCATCACCCCGCCTTAACCCACCCATCTATCATATTGGCCCAATCCTGAAGCATTTCGCGCCGCTGCTGCGCGTATTCCGCTTTATTGTAAACGGCACGGACGCCTTTTTGTTCGTGGGCCAAGCACTTCTCTATCCAGTCGCTGTTATATCCCTCCTCATGCAGAATTGTGCTGGCAGTTCGGCGCAGGTCATGCACTGTAAAGTGCTCGATCTTCTCGCCGTTCTGCTGCGCTTTCTGCACCGTATCCGTAATCACTTTATTTAATGCAGATGCTGAGATGTGTTTTTGCATGTCATATCGACCAGGCAATAAGTACGGGCTGCCACCGGCGCACATTTTCAATGCGATCATGATATCTATCGCCTGAAGCGATAGGTATACAACATGCTTCCTGCGAGCCTTCATTCGCTCCTCTGGAACAGTCCATGTTGCATTATTGAAATCCACCTCTTCCCATTTCGCCTTTGTCAGTTCTGTTTTTCGCGCCAGCGTAAGCAGCATTAATTTAACGGCCATGCGCAGCGATCCCTGCGATGTCATCGTGTCCAGAGTGCGGAAGAAAATCCCTATTTCCTCCGGTGATAATGCACGTTCTCGTGGTTCAAAAGTGGCGATCGATGACGCCTTGATATTATCAGCAGGGTTGGTGACCTCAAGGCCGCGATCAATTGCATAGCTGAAAACGCTACCGACTATTTCACGCACCTGTAGCGCGGTGGCTCTCGCTCCGCGATCCAGCATCTTTTCGCACAGTGCGCGCAGTGAGGCTGGTGTTATCTCATGCATCAGTCGATTGCCAAGCGTCGGTGTGATATCGCGATCGATAACTGATTGCTTCATGGCTCGCGTGCTGTCTGCCAGCCTGACATGTTTCATGTATGCGACGGTATAGTCAGAGAATCTCGGTGCGCCACTGATAGATTTTTTACCGTCACGCTTTGCGGCAGCCGGTGATACACCTGCGTTTACCTGCTTTTTGACGGTAATGAGCGCATCCCTCGCCTCAGCAAGAGTAATACCGTCATCACCGTACCTGCCGAGCGTAACGGTTTCCCTTCGCCCATTGATGCGGTAGTCATAGCGAAAAGACACGGTTCCGGCAGGAGAAACAGCAACATACAGCCCGTCACGATCGGCAACTTTATAGATCTTATCTCTCGGTTTGAGGCTTTTTATTTTCGTATCAGTGAGCAT